ACTTATATCCATTTGTAAATAACTCTGTAGGAACGATGGAGATGCTGTCTGTAACCACAGGTTCAGCAACGGAGTTTCAAACTACATATGATGACCGAACTCGTTACCTTGTATTAGATGTACAAGATAACAATGTATATGTAACCTTCACAGGGGAAACACCTAGTGCTTCAGTAGGACACGTTCTATATGCAGAAAGAAGTTACACCTGGAATATAGAAACAGCCCAAGCTGCTAAGTTTATCTCAGTTGCAGGTACAGCTATTATAGCCGCTACAGAATTTACTGACTAATGGAGAGAACGCTATTAGGTTCTGCGGTTGGTACACTAAGCGGTAGCCTTGCTTCTGCATGGAACGGCTTACGTGGTAAATCAAGACCTGGTCCTATACCTGCTACTATTGCAAGTAGGGCAACATCAATATTTAGTTTTAAGGATGTACTTGGAACGGGAGGAAATGTTGTTCAGTTTTATAATTCAGCATCAAGTCCAACTAGCAAAGATTTTACTGCAACAGAATTAACTGATGGCACTTATACTTCTTGGTACTCAAGTGGGGATACTTTAGTTACTGCAATGTACGACCAAAAAGGATTCGTTGATTTTACTTCTACAACAGGAATTGCTCCGAAATATGACGCTTCTGCAAATATGGGGCTAAATTACAAACCGAATCCTTATGTTATCTCTTATTTAAGAACTACAACTAATGATTCGGATATAAACTCTACATTTGGAGGAAATTCAGTAGGTCAAGGAGTCACTTTATTGTTGAATATGAAAGACCATGTATTTTCTCCTGCATCTGCTAAAACAGGCATTTTTGGAATTAGAGACGGTAATCCTACAGTTTTCTTAAATGACAGGCATAAAGCTTTAAATATAACTGTTGGAACACAATATATTGGAGTTTCTGTAAGAGATGATTCTTACACATTATTTGACTCAATGAGCGATGATGCAGTTGACGGCACTTTAAGAAATTATACAGGAGTTATAAAAAAAGCAAGTGGGACTACTACAGAGCTAAATGCTTATCAAGGAACTACAGAAATAGTTGATGCAGATACAACAACAATTTCAACTGCTATAGAATTAGAAGAATATACATTAGGACACAGGGAGTTTAGATTTCAAACTGCGATGATGTTTGCTGAAGGACTAAGTGCTGATGATGTTACTACCTTAAACACAGAAATAGACGCTTTATAGTATGTACAAATTTATAATATACGATACAATTGAAGAAGCTTTAGTTAAGGCAGAAGAGGAAGGTAGAGCAGTAGGACTTCCTTGGTGGGAAAATCCACATTGGAAAATGAAATATGTTTCCTACCCGTTTATAACTGCCGATTCTAAATGGGCATTAGATGTTACCGAGTACACAACTCTTACGAATGAAGAAGAATTATTAATTTTAACAACTGTAAATGTATAATGGAAGACTTGGCTAATAGACTATCGGTATCTTTTTTTGGTGTATTAGCATCTTGGGGTTTAATGGATATAAGTTTAATATTAGCTAGTATTGCATCGGTTGGTACAATAGTGCATACAATTTTAGGAATAAAAAAACTTATAGATGAGCAGAAAAAAGGAAAATCCGATTAGACGTACGACTAGCAAGGGTGGTAACTATAGACCAACCAAGCAAGGTGCAGGAATGACCAAGAAAGGGGTAGAAGCTTACAAGCGTAAGAACCCTGGGTCTAAGCTCAAAACTGCCGTTACAGGCAATCCTAAGAAAGGTAGCAAGGATGCAAAGCGTAGAAAGTCTTATTGCGCTAGAAGTGCAGGACAAATGAAGAAGTTTCCTAAAGCTGCGAAAGACCCTAACTCAAGATTAAGACAAGCCAGAAGGAGATGGAAATGCTAATGAAAGGTGCTTGTTGTTCAGAATGCGCTGCCAAGGCAGTACCACAAAGAAAAACTGTTTCATACAAACGGAGGAAAGTTTAATGGCTTCTAAGAAAAAAGGAAATAAAATATGCTCTGCAGGTAAAGCTTGGGCTAGGCGTACATTTGATACATACCCTAGTGCTTATGCTAATATGGCTGCATCTAAGTATTGCAAAGACCCTAATTACGCTAAAGGAGCAAAGGGTAAGAAAAGAAAGAAGAAGTAATGGGTGAACTTAAAAAATGGAGAGACCAAAATTGGGTTCGCATCGGAACTGACGGAAAGATTAAAGGGGCTTGCGGTACATCTAAAAACAAGAAAAAACCAGACAGATGCCTTCCAATGGCTAAAGCCAAGAGTTTATCGCAGTCTCAGCGAGCAGCTACTGCAAAGAAAAAGAAACAAAGTAAAAAAACCGTAGTAAAGAATACACCTGCGGCAAAAGTAAGGAGTAAAAAATAATGGACGATTTACAAGCATTAGGATTAGGTAGTGCAATGGGTTTTGTATTTAAGCTTATTGGGAGTTTAGTAGAAGCTCAGAAGGCAACTGTACAAACAATTCTAGAAAAGCAAGATATGGCTGACTCTAGTGCAGATAGAGCCGCTGCTAGGAACGGTGGGGTCATAGTAAGAAGAACTATTGTAGGAGCTATTTTATTTGCACTTATATTAGTACCCTTTATTTTAGCATTTACTGACAGAGGTGTAACTGTACTAGAGGCAAAAAACTTTTTATTTTTTCAATGGTCAACTTGGGAAACTCTTGCAGGTTATGTTATACTACCCGAAGTTAGACAAACTTTACTCGCCATTGTAGGATTCTACTTTGGTTCATCTCAAATCAAATAATATCATGCCCTACGGAAAAGGAACATACGGAACAAAAGTTGGACGACCATCAAAGGCTGCTAAGTCTAAAGGGCGTGCAATGAAAAAGAAAAAATAACATGGCCCCTAAAAAAACAGCTAAAAAGAAAACTTCTGCAAAAAGCCCCAAAGCCCCAAAGGCTACAGGTGGTAGCAAAATGGCAAAGCTAGAGCAACGTATCTCTGCATTAGAGAAAAAGCTATCTGGTGGACCTGCACAAGCACGACCACAAGCACGACCACAAGCGAGACCACAAGCCCCACAAGGTAGACCTCAAATGGCTCAAGGTGGTGCTATGCCACGTCCTCCTATGCCTCGCCCTCAAATGGGACAAGGTGGAGGTATGCCTCGTCCTCCAATGCCAGGAATGCGTGGTTAGAATGAATGGCTCGCTACGATACATATGGTGCTACTGATGACCAAATACTTGAAGACTTAGACAGCAACTTTAAAGGTTTTAACAATCGTTCAAGACCCGATTCGTTAGAGCCTGGTATGTTTCAAGTGGCTAATAATGTTAGATTTGGGCTTGGAGGTTTAGCACAAAAAAGAAATGCAGTAAATGTTTTAGCTGCTCCTTTTACTGTAGATACTAATACTGCTTTAGTATTACCTTTTAATTTATATGTAGATGATGCCGCTACAGGCACTACTGAGTCTAGTGGAGTTCTTACATTTGCAGGAATCACAACGACTACAGGCACAGATGCTTCTAATGGTATTATAAATAATACTTTAGTATCTGTTACAGGCACTATTAATAATGTAGTAGGATACGTTTCGGGAAGCAACTATATAGCTACTAGAGTAAGTGCTACCGAAATAAGCATAAATATTCCTGTTACAACTACAGGTGCTGTAAGTGGTACACCAACTATAGGCGCACCTAAATTATCAAATGCACAAAATACACGAGTAGTAGGTTCTAATAATTTTATAGACCCAAGTAATGATAATGAAGAATATATATTGTTAGCAGGTACAGCAAATGCAGTAGCAGTTAAAATTAGTGACGGTACTAGCACAACGATTAATTACCCTGGAGGTCATGTAATTAATGAAGACCGAGCAACTGTAATACAAGCTTTTGATAAAGTTTTTATTTTTGAAGAGGGTCACGTTCCTATGTCTTGGGATTTAAATTTTTCTAATGCTTTTACTAAAGAAGAAAGTGGTACATTTACACAACCTACAATTAAAGCAAGCAATCATACTACGGCTGCTGCAGATGGTTTAGTTACAGTAGGAACTATTACCAATACTGGATTCGGAGCATTAACTACAGGAGATGAAATTGTTATTGTAGAATCTAATATGACAGGACTTGATGTAGATGCTGGATATCAAGTGGCATCAGCTACTACTACAAGTGTAAGTTTTTACGCAGAAGTACCAGAAGAAGCAGCTAATAAAAATGTTTCTATTATAGGCAGAGTATCTGGAGGAGCAGGATTTACACACGCTCCTGCACCTGGAGATGCGATAGTTCATCGTAATAGATTGGTGGTACCATATAAGTTTACAGTTGATGCAGGAGACGATAGCTATACAGCAAGAGATGTAACTGACGAATTGTTAATTTCTTTTCCATTTAACTCAGAAAAATTTGATACTACATACGGAACATTTGTTACTGCAGGTGGACAGAATGATAGTTTTGTTGCCGCTTTTTCTTTTGCTGAAGATAAGTTACTTGTTTTTAACAGAAAAAGTATTTCTGTAATAACTGGAGTTGATAGCTTTAACTTTCAAGAAGCAAGAGTACAAAGCTTGACAAAAGAAGTAGGATGCTTGGCTAAAGATACTATAGTTCAAGTAGGTAATCAAATATTATTCTTGTCTGACAATGGTGTATACGGTGTTAGCTTCCAAGATTTGTATAATTTAAGAGGTAATGATATTCCTTTAAGTGCAGCAATAGACAATAGTATGTCTGGTCCAAAATTTTCTCAAGCAGCTAAATTTTCATCAGCGGTTTATTTTGATAATAGATATTATATTGCAGTTCCTGCTAGTATTCTTTCTACATCTAATAAGATAGTTTTAGTTTATAACTTTTTAAATAAAGCTTGGGAAAGCATAGACGGCTATGGTAATGCTGATTTTACTATAGATAAATTAATTGTTGCAGGAAAAAGCGACAAGCGAGGAGTATATGCAGTCAATTCCCAAGGGGGTGTTCATAGACTAGAAGCTTCTTCTACAGATACTCAAGATTCTACAATAACAGAAATTGGTGGTTCTACAGAGCTAGACAATATTTCTACAGAATTAAGAACTAGACAATATAATTTAAAAACTATAGATAGAAAAAAATGGAATAACTTTGAGATAGTAATGGGTAATATGAACTCAGTAGGAGTAGATGCAACATCTCAAGTTATATTTTACACTTTTAATAGAGATACTGAAAGCAATGTTACTAATTTTACAATGCCCGCAGATAATAATGAAAAGGGTATTTCCTTCCGTGGTAGAATAGGTAACAAACGAGCTTATGGTTTAGAAGCAACAATATCCAATCCAGTAGGCAGGTTTGAGCTTTATCAATTTAAAGTTGCGGGAGCTTTAACTTTCCGTTCACAAAACAAAGCAGAATAATATGGCAAAATTTACAGGTAAAAACAATTTCTCAAATGGGGATACCATTACGGCTACATCTCTTAATGATATTACAGACACTTTACTTTTAGCAAGTGATTCGTTTAGTAATACATTTACTGTAAATACAGGAGTAGTTACAATTACTAATGGCGCTATTACTACTTCTTTAATAGAAACAAGTACAAGTGAAACTACAGGAGTAACTACTGCTAAAATAGCAGATGATGCTATTACTACCGTAAAGCTTCCAGATTCTACAAACACTACAACTGGGGTAACATACGCAAAAATGCAATATGTTTCAGCGACTGCTAAATTATTAGGTAGAACAACCGCAGGAACTGGAGTAGTTGAAGAAGTAGACATTGATACAGACTTATCTGTAGTAAGTTCTAATGATGATACTATACCTAGTGCTAAAGCTACTAAAGCTTATGTAGATTCCAACCCTGGATTGTTACCTGCGGCAGTTGATAATAGTAGCAAGTATACTAAATTTCCTAATGGTTTAATAATGAAGTTCGGAGAAGTAGCACCTTCCGATGGAACAGTTACACAATCAACAATAACATTTGATAGCACTATAGCCTTTGATACAGTTTTTTCAGTACAGCTTACAGGTCTTGAAAACGATGATGTAGTATTTACAAATAGTATTTCATTAAAATCTGTAAGCTTAACGCAGGCAGTAGTAAATCACCCTGCAGGCGTAGACAAAATTTATTATACAGCAGTAGGAGAATAATATGGGATACGGCAGTCAAGACGGTTATGACTGGATGATGGATACTTATTCACCGAGTAACACTTGGTGGATGCCAGAAGGATTAAATTTTGACGGAAGTTTATCTGGGGGAGGTTTCGATTTTCAAGAATTTGAAACAGACTTAGGTAACATGGGTATCACCGAAACCGAAAACTTAGGTTATGGTGGATTTTCTTTAGGCTTTGATGAAGTTAATGCTGTTTTCAATGTATTAGATAAAGATATATTTACTGACGCTTTTACTATTGAAGATAAGTCTTATTTAAATTCTATAGGAATTGATGCAGACAAACTTGTTAGTGATGCTTTTGGTGAAGATGGTTTATTAGATTTAAGTCAAAATGGAGAAGTTACTCCAGATGCAAACCCATCTGTTACAAGGCAAAAAATATTAGACATTTATTCCGACCCTAAAAACTTAGGAGAAGCAGAAGTTTATTTAAGAACTTTTGTAAAAGAATTAGACTACTTGCAACACAAGAGAGCTTCTGATAATATACAAAATACTGTTTCAAAAGCTTACGGATTTAGTAATGCAGAAATAAGAGAAATAAATCAATTAGCTGATTTAGAAGATTTTAGAAATAGGTTTAATGTAGCTTTACAAGATTTCGTTGATAGTGACTATTATGATGGAAGATTTAATAACCCAGATATAATAGATGAAAGAGAAACTATTACATTAGATGAATCTATGGGTTATACTCCAGAATCTGTGGGATACGGAGATGTAGTGTCAAATCCAGATTTTGGTAAATATATAGTAGACCAAGATTTAATAAATGACTTTGCTTATGGAGTAGATAAAATAACAGAAGATGATGTAAACGATTCTATTAATAAAATAGATTTATCATTTGGTCAAAACACAGGAGAAACTATAAGTTCATCTGGTTATTTTATAGCTGTTGCTTTAGATTTGCTAGGTATGTCTGGCGTAGGAACATCTTTATATGTTACTCAAGCGGGTTACAATTATGTAGTAAATGGTGTAGAGAGAATAGCTAATAAGTTAACTGGATTAGGATTTGATTTTCCTAATTTAAATATTCACGAAATGGCGGCTGAGATACTTAATCAAAAATTTGTTGATAAAGATGGAGAACCAATTCTAGAAGGAATAGCAGATAAAACTAAATACTTAATGCCTTTTCACAACCCAGAAGCAACATTATCATTAGCGGGAATGGGTGGTACACAGTTAGGAAAATTTGACCCAACTGGTGAAAATATATTTGAAAACATTGCTGATGCTTTATTGGAAGGTAATATTTTAGATGCAGTACAAGAGCAATCAGAAGAAGGTAAATTTGAAGGAGTAGAATCAAACAGAAGAACTGGTGCAATAGGGATGCTTGATAGTATAAGCTCATATGTTCAAGGACTTGGAGTAGCGGGTCAAAAGATATTCGGTCCTGGTTTAACTCAAATGATTATAGATAATGCTATTTTTAAAGGTTATCCAGTATCGGGTTTAGCTAATGGCATTTCAGCAGCAATGGGTCCGCAAAGTGCAAAGGATTGGGTAAGGTATTTAGAAAATAAAGGTATAGACCCTAATAATGTACAAGAAGCAGATATATCTTATTGGAGAAGTACATTAGATAATTACTTTGAAGACGATTCAGTATCCGAGCCTAGTAAGACTGGTTTTGATGTCTTACTAGATAGCGCTAATAAAGGTGGCTTGTCTGCTAAATATTTATCTTCTTTAAGTTCTTATCTAGAAGAAATTACCAACAAGCCTATGGATAGAATGCAACCTGCGGAAATCATAGCTGTACTAAATGACCAAGTACAAAGTTCAATAGATAGAGGAGAAAAATATGACCCAGAAAACGGACTTGATGTTTTGTACAAACAACTAGGGGGAACATTTGAAGTAAATGACAAAGTGGGATTTGGAGAAAACAATGAATTTTATTTTGATTTAGAAACAATAAATAGATTAAAAGAAACATTTCCAGACATTACGGATTCAGAATACGAAGCAGGTTTTGATTACTTAATAAGTGAAGGTGCGGAAGGTACGCAATTTACAGAGGGTGTAGACTTTGAGATTACATCGGATGCAAGTTTTTTTGCAACCAATTATGTAGAAGAGGAAGATTATATTGTTATGAGAGACGTACCTGCAGTAGCCAGTTATTTTGATTACAGAACAAACGAGCAAGGTGATGAATTTGTTTATGACCCTATGTCGGGTGTAACATATGAATTTGAACAAGCTAGATTGTTTGATGAGCCTGGCACTAGAGATGACCTATATACGTTTCCAAGTTTATCAGCAGAAGATTTAAGGAACTCTGATAGAACACTAAATAAAGAAATATTAAAGGAATTAGCTCTTACTGGTAAATTAGAATACAAAGAGTTAAGAGACTTAGTAACTAGTGATTCTTCACTTTTTGGAGGAGGCAACAATAGGAATGTTTTGCACTCGATTGATTTAGAACTAGGGGATTTTTACTTAAAAAAATACGCAGGTCTAACAGATGAAGAATTAAAAGATTTTAATCAAAGCGATTATCTTTTACCTGGAACGGATTCGCCTATAACTAGGTATGGTTCAAGAACAGACCAAATAGCAATAGCGCATTCTTGGAATACACCAGGAGGTAGCTTTGGTCAAGGTGGTTGGAAAACTCCTACTCTTGAGTATATGTTAATGCTCAATGGTTATACCGATGAAAACTTCGATGTATTACAAACAAACGAAGCATACGATGAAAATTATACAGAAGAAAGTATATTTGAGCTAAGACCATTTGAAGTCATAGAAGAAGAAAATGGAGTACCTCTTGTTGTTGCAGATACTTTTTATGGTTTTACGGAGTATTATGACCCTAATAGACTTAATCCGAATACAGGAGAATATTTATTTAGAGAATATTCTTACGATGAACTAAAATATAAACCATGGACAACTGGTGGATATTCAGATGGTTCGTATAATATTACTCCTGGTCAAAGCTATAGTCCTCTTTACACAAATTCTGACGACAGAGCTAAAGTTTTAAAAAGCTTACTTGAACAAGGTAAAATTACAAAGCAAGAAGCGGAAGATTTAGATTGGTCATATTACTTAGCGACAAATCCACCTACACCACCTACGGGCTATGACCCTCTTACAGGTCAACCTTTTGGAGACTACACTACAGAGGATGATGTATTAGCTCAATGGCAAAGAGACTCAATATTTTACAATTCTAATAATGAACCAAATTGGATAGAGTCTGAAGAATATGCAGCCATTGAAGAAATTGATTTAAGTACACCAATAGACTATGAAGCTCCTGTAACATCTTTTTATGATTTGCCAGACTTTGTGGTAACAGGTTTTGATGACATTGATACACTAGGTGAAGCTTACCAAGATAGGCTAGATTTTATTGATAATACTAATTTTGATTTCAGTACTAAAGAATTTTTAAAAGATAGTGCATTTGATTTATTTAAGTCAAGAAAAGCTTTTATTGAATTAGATGAGACATCGCAGCAATTAATACTTGATGCACAAGCAGAAGCCACAAGCGACTTTGTAAATTTAGGTGTATTTACAGTAACTGCTAATAACATAACTGATTTAGATACTGAATTGCAGACTAGGTTAAATCAAATTACTGCATCCGAATTATCTGAAGGACAAGAGCAATACGAGATTAATTTAGCAAATGCTATATACAATTCAAAGCTATCGGAAATAAATACTTTAACTTCTAAAAATTTAGCAATTACTACAGCAGAAAATGCTAGAGATATTGCAATACAAAATGAAGGTGCATCATCACAGAATGCTGCTAATTTACAAGCTAGAATAAATAAGATAGAATCTTACGAAATACCAGAGTTTAATGTAACTGCATATATAGATGCAGAAGACCAAAGTGCGTATATGCAAAACTTTGTTGATGAAGTTATGAAAGGCACTACGGAAGAGTTTGGAAACTTTTTATCTGCATCAAATGCAGACCAAATATTAGCTAATGTAGCTGCTTTAGCACAATCAGAAACAGATTTAGGCATTGCAGAAACTGCGCAAAAAGAAAATTACGATAACTATCAAAAATACTTAGGTTTATATAATACAGCTAATACGCAATTAACTACTGCTAGAGAAACACTAGAAGCAAATGAGCTAACAATAGCAGACCTTGAAGCGGATTTATACGTAGAGCTAGAGAACTTTGAGGTTACTGCTTCTGATATAGAGGGCGGACAAAGTCAGTTAGATTCCTTTAATGAAGAGATAGACAGAATGGTTAGTGACGGAGAGATTACGTCAGAGCAAGGAGAACTAGAAAAGTCATTAGCTACTAATACATTTAATGTATACAAGGCTACTCAAGACATTGCTTCACTACAAACAACTTCTGATGCAGAAATAACAAGGTTAAATGATTTGGTAGTTAGTGCTAATAACGAAGCAGATAGAATACAAGGTTTATTAGACAATGCTGAGACACGAGTATCAGATTTAGAAGCAGAAGAAATAAGATTAGGTAATGATATAGCTGAATTAGATGCACAAGCTTTGACTGATAGTGAAAACTATACAGCACTACAAACTGAAAAAAATAGAATCAAAGGTTTGTTAGATACTGCTAGAGCCGACAGAGATGCTCAAAAGGCTGCTAAAGAATCAGCTAGAGAAGATGTATCTATCTTACAATTACAGTTAGAAACAGCACAAGGGGCAACAGAAGCACTACAAGCATTTTCATTACCAGAGTTTAATGTAACTGCCACTAATCAAGTTGAACTAGATGCTTATTTAGACAGTTATCAAAGTTATGTAGACGAAGCAGAAGCTAATAAAGACATTAGCGCAGAACAAGCTATTAATTTTGATACTATTATTGCTAGTATTAGAAATAACGGTAGTCAGATTTTTACTTTAGAGGCGGCAAACAAAGATAAGCAAGATGAAATAGATGAACTTAAAGGAGTAAATACAGGACTAAGTACAACTATAGGTGAGAAAGAAGAACAAATACTAGATTTAACAGGAACTATATCTGTAATCGGTAGTGGATTTGATGTTACTTTGTATGATGATATTGGTGACTTAGAGACAGGTCTTGCATCTTATATACAGGGTATCAATGATTCCGACCTAGATGAAGAGATGAAAGAATCCCAAATAGCATTTGCCGAAAGTATGGCAGATATGCGTAGAGAGAATCTATTTGTTCCTACATATGAAGCACCAGACTTTAATGTAATAGCCGAAGGAGACCTTACTGGATTGAATCAATCCTACTCTCAAGCTATGTTTACATTAGATAGTTTCTTAGGTAACGAATATATTACTCAAGAAGAATACGATGCAAATGTATCAGCCTTAAACGAATCGTACAATACAAGGAAAGAAACACTCGTACCTGCGTATACATTGCCAGAGTTTACCGTATCTGATTTAGATGCTGAAGGTGGGTTTACAAACCTTGATGCAGAGAAAGAAGAATTTTTAAATGAGTTACAAAGTTTCTTAGATAATGATTACATTACTAGAGAAGAACATGATGCCCTTGAGGCTCAGATAGAATCTGCTTACGATACTAAAAAACGAGATATTACCCCTGTATATGAAGCACCAGACTTTACAGTATATGGGCAGTTAGAGCCTGGAGGAACTTTCGAGGATATAGATGCAGAATACAATACTGCTTTTGATGAATTAACATTAAATGCTCGACTAGGATATATTAGTACATCAGATTATATTACTCAATTAAATGACCTACAAACATCTTATGAAGATGCTAGAAAAGGTATAGCTCCTGCGTATGAGTTGCCAGACTTTAGTGTATATGGACAGATTGCAGAGGGCGATGATACTACAGAGATAGATACTGCGTACCAAAACGAGCTAACAAGGTTAGAGGAATACAAAGATAGTGGTTACATTAGCCTAAGTGAGTATTATGGTTTCTTAGGAGAGTTAGAAACTGAGTACACTACAAGAAGAGAAGGTGTACTACCTACTTATACAATGCCAGACTTTAGTGTTACACCTGCTTCATCACTAGCAGAGTTAGCAGAAATGGAGCAAGCGGCACGAGATAGATTTGGAATGTTTAGCGACCAAGAATATTTCCCAGAGGACTTTGATATTCTTACTGAACAAGGAAACCTAGAGAGTTTATTTGATGCCGAAAGAGCTAGATTGCAAGGTACATATACACTCCCAGAATTTGCAGTTGAAGATACTAAAGGTTTATTAAAGCAGGAAGATATATCTAACTTATTCTCGGAATACGAAGAAGGGCTACAAGAAGATGTAGTATCTGGAATGCTTGGAATAACTGATTTCTTTAGTGCAATGGAAGGTGCAGAAACTATATTTGATGTAGAGTACGGGAAGCGCAAACCAATACAACCTAGAGAAGGTGGGTATCAGATTATCCCAGATGCAAATAATGAAGGAGATGGTCCTTCGGACTCAGACTTTTTTGATTACGTAGATGATGGAAATTACGCAGACCAATACGGAACTATAGGAGGTATTGATACAAGTGGTATACTAACAGGAAACTATATGGCAAAACTAGACCCAGCTTATCAATTAGCGGAAATGTTATTAGGCGAAGCGGGAGCAAGAGACTTGTTCCCTACAGGCAAAAGCCGCGGATTAGCCGATGAACAATTCCAAGACGTAGTCAATCAATTCATGCTTGGACAAGCAGACGATGCTTTCGATATGCAAGCGGGTCTAGCAGGTAAGCAACAGGATTTAACTGACCAACTTACTAGACTTAAAAGACAATCAGACTTAGACCTTATGGCTGAGTTTGGAGACCCTTATAGGAAACAAATAGAAGACTTATATCCAGGGGCTACTGAAGCACTACAAGCACAGCAAGAGATAGCTAGACGTTCTGCTGACAGAGCTAGAGGAGATTTAAGTCCATCTGAGCAATCTGCCTTAGAGCAAAGTTCTTATTTATTTGGAGCAGGTCGTGGTAGAGAATATGACCCATTTACTTTAGCTAACCAAATTGGTGAAGAATCACAAGTTAGACAGCAACGTGATACTCAAGCATCTAATCAGCAAATAGCTGCTATGAATGCAGAGAGAGGTTTATATGGCGACTTGATGAGTATTATAGGTACAGATAGCCCATATGCGCAAGGAGTAGGAGATGTTACTACACCGTTTAATATTGGAGGTATTATGGATTTAGGTACTGTAGACTACGCAAATCAACAAAGACTACAAGAAGCTCAAATGGCTGTTAGTTCATTACAAAGAGACTATGATACAGCTGTAGCATTGAGAGAACCAAGTAGAGCGCAAAGCATACTGAATGACCTTAACCAAGCTAAACAAACAGTAGACACGATTAGCATGGGATTGAGTACAGCACAGCAAGCTTTCGGTACTGTTAAAGATATATTTGGTGGTATAACTAATATATTTGGTGGAGGACGTTCTGGTATAAATACAAATTCTTTTAATATAAATGCTCCTACCTCAGTAGATTATGGAGATAAGGATTCGTTTTCAAGATATTTATTCGGAATGGGATTATGATTAGTGTAACACAAGGACCTAAGAACAATGCAGCTTTAGCCGCATTAGATTACAATAAGACTTTTGAAGCAGGTGCTGAAGGCGTTAGAAAAATCGCTGAAGCTAAAGAAGCTAAAAACGCAAGCATTATAAAGGCCGTTGAGGATATGCAGACTCAAATGAAAGAGAGTCAAATTACTGCATCTAAAGTACAGGGTGCAATCAATGAAAACCCTGCGTTATTTGAAGGGTTAGAAGAAGGTAACAATCTTACATCTAAATCATTTAAGAGCATCCTCCAAGGTAATGCTAGTCAACAAGATTTTAATAACTTAGCTGCGTACATTGATTCTGCGAATACTCAAAAAGAAATAGGGGAAAAGACTAAACTAAGAGAGGACAACACGAAGATTGCTCAAGGAACTGCCGAGGCAGTCTCAATGATATTTAGTGGTCTATCCGAAGATGATTACGATAATGTAAGTAAGGCTGATGTAACGATGGCCTTTATGAAGGTATCAGAACAATACGATGACCCTGCGATTAAAAACGCTATTAATAATGCAGGTCTTGAATACAGTAACAATATTATAGATACTATTGATAAAACTGCAGGTATTAAAGACATACAGAAAAACACAAGAGACCTAGACGCATTTAGAGAAGCTTACTTATCTGTTAATGACTTTGAGGCAAATAAAATAATTAGAAGTAATCCCGATTTAGTTAAACAGTATACTGTACAAGATGCGTATGGCAATGATATAGGTGTACGTGACGTTGAGTATATAGCTAAAAGTTTGGGCTTAACTAGAATAAAACCTACAGGAGGTGCAGGGGGTGAAGCAAACGGAACTACATCCGAAGTTCCTGTAAACGAATTAAACATTCAAGAAGCAGAACAAGAATTTTTAGTCGGAGAAGAGTGGACGGGTTCTATGCTTACTGAAGACCAAGTAATGCAAATGAGTGACAAAGCGATAGAGGCTTATATTTTTAAGTATAATGGTGAGTTTGCAGAGCCAGGGTCAACCGAGCAAGTAGAGAGCAACGCTATATTAAGTTCAGATGAAATAAAAATTGCAACTATATCAGAACCTGTAAAGCCAAACAAGCCAAACAAGCAATCATATATAGCACAGTACGCTAAAGGATTTGCTCGTGGTAGTGAACCATATAAACTTGCAGAAGCTAAGTTTGAAGAAGCTAATGCTATATACAAATCCGCTATGGTTAAGTACAAAGAGCAAAAGAAAATTTACCAAGAAAATAATCGAAGTAGAAGATAATGCACTATGGCAAGTCAGTTACAAAAAGTAGAGGAATGGATAAAGAACTCCACAGTAGAAGAAAAACAAACTCCTTACGGAAGGGGTATGGTAAGGGCTTATGTTAAATTAAAAAAAGAAGCTAAAACAGGCGCTATACAAGTTAGCGAACCTCAAGAGAATTTACGAGAAGAAGAAGATGTAAGCGTAGGTGGTATAGTCGGTGGTATGGGTGCAGAAATTGGCATTAGTACAGCAGGCAAATACGGTGGAGCGGCAGTAGGTACTGCTATTCTTCCAGGAGTAGGTACTGCCATTGGTTATGCAGTAGGTGCTATTGGTTCTGGTATAGCAGGAAGTTTTGCTGCACAGAAAGCAGAAGGCAGAGATACACTAAGTTGGGGACGTGCAATATCTGCAGGTCTAATTAATTTAATACCTGTTCCAGGAGCGCAATCAATAAAGGTTCTTGGTAAGAGCGCAGGTAAGGGTTTATCTAAGTTAGCCGAAAAGGGTATAAAGTACGGAGCGACAGAAGGTGCGCTTACAGGTGCAGTCGAGGCTCAAGCTACATCTATTATAGACACAGGTAAAATGGCTAGTGCTACCGAAACTGCTACATATGCAGGTCTAGGTGCTACGTTTGGAGCAGGTCTAGGTTTTGCGGGTAAAAAGTTAGCTAATAAACTAAAGGGTAAAACTCCCGATGAGATAGAGCAGATTATATTTACTACACCAGAAGGTAAGACGGCTGCAAAAGAATTTACATTTGATGGGTACAAGGGTGACCACAATGCACCATCCTATGTTTTGGATAGAGAGTTTGAGAGAAGTCGTAATATGTTAATCTCCGATGAATCTATACAGCAATTAAATTTTAATTATAACCCAGACTCAGTAGGAACACTTGGTAAAATATATAACAAGTTACCACAGGCTTGGAAGAATAAAATAGCTATGGCTACTCCTTCGTTAGTCGGTAGAAATATCGCAGATATAGGAATAGATTACAAGAACGCAATCAAAGCAGGAGAAGCATTAGGTAGCCGTACTGCCAAGGCCGTTGCTAGGGAGATAGAATTAGACCCTGCATCTAAACCATCCTTTGATAGGTTTTTTGCTACTGGACAAGTAGATAATATACTAAAAGATAAAAAAATAGTTGGTACACTAAGTGAGTACAGAAGTTTTGTAAGCGAGCAACAGAAAAATTTAATACAACTTATTGACGATGATGCAATTAAAGGACTGACTCCAGAAAATAAAATGTATCTACGTGCAAAGATACAGCAATCTTTAGATGATGGTACTTATATGGCAAGAGAGTACGAGATGTATACTAATGCAGATTTCGTAATAGATGCTGCTAAAAAAGAAAAAGCCATTAAAGAATTACAGAAACAATTGGATAATAAAGAAGATGTTAATATTGACATAGAAGAATTTAATCCAGAGACAGGGGACTTTACTTATGAAGGTGCTGAAAACATGTTTGGAAATAAAAAGCAGTATTCAAACAATAGAGAAAAAGCAGAAGATATAATAAATAAAATTATTTCTGGAGCTAAAGCTAAACATCGAGGTAAACGGATGAAATCTGGTCAAGCTGTAAACGCTCCTATTAGAGCAAGGAACTTAACCGAAGACGCTAATTTCGCACTAATGGATATGATGGGCGTAATCAGAGACCCAGGAGAAAAGGCTAGAGGAACTGTTGATAGATTAACCAAGCTCGTTGCACGCTCAACTAGTGACAAGAGAATGGTAGAAATGCTAGAACAGATGGGTCTTGCTAGTAGGAAACAGGTAGAAGGTACAGAACCATTGCATTTACTTGGTGGAGAAAGTGGATTGTACGCTACTCAAGATGTTGATATAGCTGTGCAGCAATTATACGCAAGTGACTTTATAGTAAAAAACATCAATGCCCTTCAAGATGGTATGGGGGATGTAATGAACTCTGGTATAGGTTTATCAAAGGCAGTAAAGGTTCTAGGTAATGTACCTTCATATATGGTTCAGATTCCTGGTAATGCTTTTACAGTAATGCAATTAGGAATGAATCCGTTTGATGCCCCTACAATGTGGAACTCATTGCGAGTTGGTGCTAGTGACATTGATATGTTTGCAAGCAATCAAAAGATGTCTAAAGAAATTCTTGCACAAATTAAAGATGCAGAAAAATATGGCATTAAGGGAGGTAACATATTTGCATCGGATATACGTTCTAATTTAGAGCGTGGGGTAGGACCAGTAGGAGCTATGGTAGAACCATTCGCTAAAGCTTATCAAGTTCCAGATACTTCTTTTAGATTCTATGCGTGGAAACAAATGCAAGAGCAACTAAAGAAAGTGTATCCCAAAATGCGTGAAGCAAATCAAGCAGAGAACTTGAAGAATGCAGCGGCTAAGTTGGTCAATGATGTTTACCAGAACTATGATAAAGTAAATCCGTTTTTAAGATATACAACTAAGGTAGGCCTTACACCGCAGTTCGCTACATTTACAATGGAGCTTTTGAGAAATCAATATAACCAAGGTAGACAAATTAAAGATTTATTTAGGGGCAAACTAGGAAGTAATCTAGGAATAGATATGGGTCCTCCCGATATGGCTGCCTCAAGGTGGATGGGTGCAAAACGTGCAGCAAGTAGCGCGGCAGTTATAGGAGGCATGAGTGCATGGATGTCTTCGTGGGAGAAAAGCCATGGAGTAGATTCGGAAACTAAAAGTGCTTTAATAGAAACATTTACTCCAGAGTACGATGAGAACTCTCCATTGATGATGGAATTAAGTGCAGATGGTACGAAGTTTAATTATATGAATACTTCTTACCTATTGCCACAACGTATGATTAGCCAAGCTTTTACTGCAGGTTTTGATGATACTAGTGAAACCAATTTACAACAAATGATTCTACAGGAGTTCAAGGGAGAAGGTGCTTTCTTCTATCTAGGCTTACTGAAGGGTGGATATAACATAAAGGAAATCGGCAAGGAAGATAAGATTACTACAGAAGAAGGTATAAAGGCTTTCCGTGAAATAATAGACTATACTGTAGAGGATATGTTTAAGCCTGGGCAAGCTAGGGAAGTAGAAAAGTTAATAAAAGCACAGAAGCCTGGAGCAAGGTACACTACTAATCAAGTTTTCCTACGCCAAGCAGGTTGGAGGGTAAATGCTTTTGAAGTAGAACTAGCGGGCGAAAACAAAGTTCGCAATGATTATGGTAGTTTAAGACAAGAGAAGAACGCATGGGGTACAAAGTTGAGATATGAGTTAGAGCAGATGCAATCAACTCCAGGACAATTTCAAAGAGAGTACAATAAGGCTAACGAAAGTTATAAACGATTAATGCAGCGACAAAGAATGCACTACAAGAATTTATCTTTTGTTTTAGAAAAACAATATCCTGGACAAGGCCCAGAAAAAGCAGCAGAGGTAATGAAGCGAGCAGGGTTAAGTTCTAAGGAGGTAGGTTACTTGATGCTAGGAGGAGAAGTCTTACCTAATTTGCCAAAAGATAAGACGCAAAACAATGATGAGATTTTTGAATCAATGGGATTAGATTTATCTTTAAATACTGAAGCCAACAATCAAAAGATTTACAATGAAATCGGTAAAGTCGAAGACAGGTTCTTGCAAAAGAAATTAGTTAATCATTTCCGCAAAGTAAGAAGAGGGGCTAGAAAGGGTTTAAGTACCATTGAAGGTATTATAGATGCTCAAGAGACAAGTTCTCAGATAGAGATGCTGCGAGATTTATTTCCAGGCAACATCGCTTACTACAAGGAGTTATTGTCCAAGCGTGTAATAACCAAAGAGGCATACTACAAGCTAACCCAATAAAAAAACGCCCCCTTAAACCAAGAGGACGTTTTTCTACAAGAAGAAAAAAGGAATCATATGGAAGAGGAAATGATAAAACTCTCCCTGCCGTAGATTACTCTAGCGGCTTACCTTTGTTCAAATATGTTAATTAATTATAATACACAATTCAGAAACGAACTATATAAAATCATTCATAAAGGTGTACTAAGCCTCTATGCCATTTACTAAAAGCTTTTCTTTTGCCATTGTCAACTTAGTTTTAAGATTTTCTACATCTTTATTTAGTATATCGTTCTGTTTAGTGAGTGCTTCACAAGCGACTGTCATCTGGTGCAGTCCCTTAGTTAATATGTTTTCTGTTGGTTCTCTATATATTGTATCTGACATTATTGAAATCTCCCGATTTGGTTTATGAATTTAAATTTACCCATAAGGTCTCTTTCGCCCTCACGGTTTTTTGCTATTTTGTAATCTAGTTCTAGGTAAGATGTTTTCCCATCAAAAACTCTGCAGTTCTGTAGGTCTCCACCCCTAGCCCACATAAGTAATATGACATCTGCATCGTTCTCAATATCCCCACTATCCTTGAGGTCGTGCATTGATAGACCAGAGTCTCTCTTTGCTCCCTCTCTGTTGACTTGAGCCAACAAGATAACAGGAATATTTAGTTCCATTGCTAGTTGTTTAATCCTATGTGAAACTAATGCTATTCCGTCATGCTTACTCATACGAGTATCATATGGTATAAGTTGTAGGTAATCAATGACGAGTGCCTCTATTCGGTGTTTACGCTTCATTGACCTAGCCTTTGAACGTAGTTCATCTATGCCCCTAACGAAATGTTCTACTACAATCGGTGCTTCTTTAACTTTTTTGAGAGATGCAAAGACACGAGCTTTTTCGTCCTCTGTTGCTATATTCTCTCTGATTCGTTTTAGATTTACTGCACTTGCTGTTTGTACCATTCGTTTCATTAGTTGCTCTGCAGGCATCTCAAAACTAAATATACCAATCGGTATTCCGTCTTGTACTGATGCCCTTAAAACTATGTTCAAAGCCAACTGACTTTTACCACAAGAGGTAGGTGCTGAAACAACAAATACCTCTCCTTTACCAATACCACCTTCGTCAAGTTTCTCGTCCAGATGCCCGATTCCTGTGCTAAGTGCAGTAAACTTGTAACGGTTTTCTGTCATTGCAGTTAGCTTATCTTGCAATAAATCCCCTGCATCTGCAAAAGATTCTTCTGTAGCGACCCTGTCGGATATGTCAGATAGTTCATTCTCCATTGCACTTGCCGTTGTATGGGCTTCAGAACCCCCTACAATCGCCTCAATGGTTTTCCTTGACATACGGATAAGGTTACGAGCTATCGCCTTGTCACGGACGATATTGGCGTAATAACGTGCCGAAGTTACAGTCTGTACTCTATCGGCTACATATTGTATACCCATAAAGCCCTCGACCTGCTCTTCAAAGCCCATTGATTTAACCCTTTCGAGGAGAGTAATCTCATCTACTGGGTAGTTTTTCTTCTGTAGTTCCTCTATAATCTTGAATAAGATTCTAGGTCTCTCTACATAAAAATCGTCTGCAGTTAGAACCTGTGTAACATAGTCAAAGACACTTGAGTCTTCGGACTTAATTAAACAAGACACAACTGCCTCTTCCGCATCTAATGAGTACGGCTCTTGTAATGCTTTATCCATCATTTTTTTATTTATATTTTATTACTTGTACTTATCAAGCATCTTGTCGTCTATCAATTTCTTTTCCATAGCCCAATATATATCAGACCTGGCTTGTTTATAAAAATTATCAATAACTTCTTTTTTAGTTTTACCTGGTATAGATATACCTCTGCGAGCTTTCTTGTACTCGTCTATGTAATCATTTGGTTTGCTCATAAATCATTTAGTTCGTTAGGTAATTGTTTATTGGCAATCATTCGCTTAGTCTCAAGCCAACACGCCATATTCCAAAGGACTGCACCGAAGTGGTCTTCATCTACTTCACCATCCTTGCAGGCCATTAAATGCCTAAATGCGGCATCGCAATATCTGGATGTAGGAATACCCTTTTGCCAATTATCTTTTCCGTACTTACTTGCTCCGTCCTCGAATCTTCGAGCCATTGCTTTGATAGCACAGGTAGGAATCATTGAAGGTATACCTTTTCCTTTCATTGAGTCACGGACTGCACCCGTATTGAATGCAGTCCTTGCTCCAGAATCGGGCAACTCCGTCATTAGAACGGGGCCTCCTCTGTAACGGAAGAAGAAGCAACTGTCTCTTCTTTCGGTTTTGGTAATTGCATATTACCCCTAAGGTAGCGTGTGCCACCTTGAGATGTACCACTCCAAGCAGCAAGGTCATACTTTACACCATTAAATGTAAGGTATCCCTTAGTGTTTGGTTTCTTTGAACCCTCTTCTACATCTTGTACGAATAGAACGAAGGTCATATTGTCATCATATTGTTTAGCCATAATTAGAATATATCTTTATTTTTTGTTGTTGGTTTAGAAATAGTTTTGCCGTGCGTGTTAGTCGCATCGTCATCTTTGCTATCGTCAAGATTTAGGAGTCCTCCTAAAGCGTATTTTTTTGCATAGGAATCCGAGCTACCAGTCATCTGTGCAGGTGACATTCCCTTAGATTCCGTGGCTTCACGAGCCGAAGCACTTACTGAAATACTTTCATCGCTTTCGCAGTCTGCTATTGTAACTGTAGCTTGTACATAGTTACTGCCACCGACTTCCAGTATCTCGCTTTGCATTAATAGAACGCATTGTAATTCTTTTAATGGTTGCTTGAGTGCCAATGTTATATCTTCGAGGGAACGATATTTATAATTCCCGAATTTGTTATATTGATTTTTAGATACATGCAAAGTTGTTTGCAGTACATTTAATTTTTCTTTTATGTTCATAAATTTTTAATTATATTCTTATAAAGTTTTACTCTTTCATCGGAGTTAGTGCAAGCATTAATTTCAGATTTCTTTATTCCAAAATTCTTCAATGCAAATTCTTGTTCGTGCTTCTTGAGTCTACCGAAACGCTTTCCTAGTTGCACCAATCCAGTAGGGTGCATAATGTCAGTACCAGGACTTTTTAAATATTTAACTAAGTTCTCTAAGGTCTGAATGAAATCTAAACGGCAGTTATTTTTTGCGTACCTACGCCAAGCATTGTAAACTTTACCCTCCCATGCGTTTGCCTGCCTGTGTATTACTCCACGAACTAACCCACTATCGTGGTCGTGGTCAACTACTGCATCCGTTAGTTTAATCTCGAAGATAGGACATTCCCTTGGGGCATTGGCTTCTCTCCATTCTTTTATTTTATTCTGAGTGAGGTAATTCATTGACGACTTGTATGTTTATGTAGGCTTTATTTTTCTTAACGAGCTTTGCCGCGGCTTTAGCATCATTAGCATATCTAATGGTATACCCCCTGTAATCTGGGGGCATATCATTATGCGAGTAGATAATTTCAAATTTATTCATAAAATTCTATTTATTAATGTTAGAAATGCTTTTGCTGCAGTAGCAGGAACAACGCCATTCCCTAAAGCTCTAAGTCTGTCCACCCTTGTGGAATACCCATTAGATTTTCCACCCAATCTGGATTTAACTTTAATGACTCGTTGGGCTTCCCATCCGTATTGTTCTTCGTTGGGTCTAGACGGCCAGTTATTGCTAGAGCTTCTAAGCATTTGCTCGCTTGCGTGTTCCCCTGCAGTCTGTACTGTTGTTCGTTGGCACTCGGTGTAGGAAAGTCCTTCACTTCTTGACATAGTGGTGGTTTCTGACCTCCGCCTGGATGGTTCTTTCTCTTGGCTTGTATATTGGCTAAGTCCATCACAGTCGGTGTTGACCAATTCTTCACTTGTTCCGTTAGGCAACCCTCTACATATTTTCTCCCGATGCTCTCTCTGTACTTCTTGCGTTTCTCCATTCCTTCTGGCGTTCTTTCTATGTCTATCCCCGTTGGTGTTAGCCAATTCCGTTTCACTTGGTCGCCCAAGGGTATTCCCCCCTTGTTGTTCGGACGACTGTTGTCTATTGCACCTGCCCTCGGTGTAGCCCAGTTCTCCTCGTGAGTCTCTACTGCATCTCTCAGTTTCGCCCCAAAAGTTTGATTGCTCTTGTGCCTCTTGCTCTTGAAGCCCACTTCCGTCATCTCCGTCTCGATGCGTCCTCCCTCTGCATCCGATGTTCTCGCTGTGGGCCAACCCAAGGATGTAAACTCGCTTTCTCTGGTGTGGCGCTCCGACTTCACTCGCTGAGAATATTCCGACCTCTGTTCTGTAACCCATTTTTTCCAATGTTCTTCCGACATATTTGACCACAGGTTCTCCTTCTCCTGTTTTGCAACTGAGTATCCCTTCGACATTTTCGAGGAAAACAATTCGAGGTTGGCACTCTTCGATTCCTTTTGCGATGTAGGGGAAAAGGTGTCTTGGGTCTTCGGTAGCTTTTTTAAGGCCTGCTTGAGAGAATGGTTGGCACGGGAATCCTCCAGATAAGATATCCACGAGTCCTCGAAACTTTCTGTAAGGGAAGGTTTTAAGGTCTGTGTAAATAGGTGCTTCATCCAAAAGACCCTTTTCAATCTTGCTTTCCAAGTTCGCGCAGCAGAATCCTTCCCTCTCCACGAAAGCGACTTCTCGCAGGTTTGGTAGAATTGTTCTAAGTCCCATTCCGATTCCTTCGTATCCTGTGCAGAGACTAAGGTGGTTAATTTTTTCGGTAGTATTATCATAGTTCATTTTAATTTTATTAATATTTTTATTGGTAGTAAAATTCCTTTGCTAAGATTATTGTCACCACCTAATCGGTCTTTATCTGTTCCTAAAAAAGGTCTAACAATATCTTTTAATTTATCTGTAGGTAAAATGATTAGTAGATGTTCAACTGCAATGCAATAAAAATCTGCATTTGTTTTTGCGATGCCACTAGGCTTGCCCCTGCATTCGTATTCAATAAATACATTGCCAGTATCTTTAGCAATGAAATCTGTCTTAACTTCAATGAGTTTATTTCTTAGGATGTCATCAAGTTCTTTTTCTTTAACTTGCCCCACCTCTAAGTCGTGACTGAAATTACTACAGAAATCCATTACTTTGCTCTCATCCAATCCATCCTGTACAATCTGTTTAAATACTTAAACCTGGTTACACCTTTTCTCATTTGAGTAAGCGACCAATTTTTATGGTAATGTTTTTTGCTTTCTGTACAGATACATACACTTGTAATTCTTGGCTCGTAATCAAGTTCAAGGTCTTGTTGCAACCACTTAGATTCTATTGCTAACTGCGTGCAATCTTTCTCTTCGTAGAACTTGCCACCTGTTCCCTTTGTATCTCTGCACTTGTAATCAAACAAATGAAACTTGCCGTCTATTTTCGCAATGAAATCTACCGACCCTGCACTATTCATTTTGTCGCAATACAATATCTTTTCACAAGCAATAGGCTCTACATTATTTTCATCAATGAAATCAATGAAAGGTTCTGCCCAAGGGTCATAAGGTGTTTCCTCATGCTCAAGGCCTTGCTCCAGGATTCTATTATTTATGATGTCCTCCAGGCGTTCGTGAACCGAAGTACCAAAATGACTAGATGAGATAAAGTCTCCCGTTGCAGGGCAGACTCTTTGTCCATACTTCAAGTCGTGTATTTCGTGAACCGACATTGCAGGGTATTCCCTTGCAAGCTCTACCAACTTTCGTGGCATCCAAATATTGTGCAAGAAATCATTCATCTGTATGCTCAATATTGTTGTTACACTAGGATATGCTTTTATTTTCCTAGCCTGTACTGGCGTTCTCGCTTCAGTTAGAAACGGAACATTTTTGCAATTATAGAAGTGTCCACCCATATTATTTTTTCTTTTTAGGTTTATTTTTCTTTGCTGCTTTTTTGCTTATTAGCTTTATTGTTCGCATTGGTTTTTTTTCTAGTTGAGGACCAATCTATTGAATCATAATTTGCATCATACTTCTTTTGATTGTATCCAGATTTCGGTTGCATACCCTTTCCCATAATTAATAAGGTTCTATATATATATATTCATTGTTTGGTATTGGTGCGACAGATTTGTCACTCGCTTTTTTGAAATTTTTAGTGCGTTTTTTCCAATAATCGTTGCATTCTGCTTCTTGTAGTAACGCATCGTCAACGCTATACCACTTCGTTTTATCGTATCGCATTCTGTTATAATTTCCAACGGAAATGGCCCCTTGTTCACGAAGTGAACGCAAGGCAGTCCGTATTTGAAACTTGGTAAGGAACGGCATTGATTCAGTCCAACCCTGGTAGGTGTTAAATGTCCAATACTTTCCATCGTGTTTATTTCTTGCATCTTTTTTATTCTTTAGGACGAAGTAAATAAGATTGTGCAGCACAACGGCAGGCACTAAACCGAAGCGTTTTGCGTGGTCTGCTTGTAATGTAATGTATTGCATTATTCATAACCCTGCATTGATTCAATGGCGTTGTCGAGTTCATTTGACAATAAAAGTTCAAACGGCCTCCCTTTCGGTTTATACATTTTGCCATAGTGCCGTCCTTGCATTACTGCCGTAATGAAGCAAGACATAGCCCCAAATTCGACTGCTTCCATATAATGCTCCTCTGCCCCTCGCAAACTGTCAAAGACTGTTATAGTAGAACCTCGCCCCTTTTCTTGTACTGTTACTAAGTATTGCATTATTCAAAGGTCCTTTCTAATTTTGATTCATCAATTCCAGTACCATCGCAATATTCACAAAACCCGTATTCGGGAAATGGTTCTAAGTCCCAGGTGCCAACGCCTCCACAATGTTCGCATTGGTCGTCAATCTGGTTCTCTTCGTCTCTATCTTTCGTTAAGTCACTCATTTATATATTTGGTTCAATTTTTATTTTGTGATTCTGTAAGTTATTGTCAACGCTAAAGTTGTCCGACCTTACAGCCTCTTCGGCTTCTTGGATAGTCGTTGCTTCAATCGTGTAAGTTTCCGTTACTACAAATATTGTTCTCATAATTCTGCACTAAAGTTGCACTCGCCAGTTTCCTGCAAGCATTTAAGAATCTTCTTACCAAGTTGATAATCTGCATAGTTTGACAAGGCCTCCGTTGAGATTCCTGCGACTGTAAGCATTTCATCGTTGTAACTTGTATGTTTCTTAAACAAGGCATCGATTTTCTTGAATGTTTTTTTATCTTCAATTTCTTTAAGGCGCTCTTTAACCTGGTCAATATCTCCGTCCGTAAAACTAAAAGATAATTCCATATAGCCACCGAATTGTTCAGCGGCATCGGAAGGTTGCAACGCAACCCAGAATTTGCCCTCAATATCTCCGTTGTAGAACCTACCCATTACGCACCCCCGTTCTTTCTATAACGACATCTTTGTAGCCTTTTGACTTCCATTTTTTGACGGCTATTTCTGCATCTAGTAAATTACTGAACTGGTCGCCTACGCCACCAATCCAAACAATGAATTTATAATTATCCATTTTTCACCTCCGTTCTACTTTCAAGACCACGCATAAAGTTATCTATTGCATGCCATAAGTCTTTTTTTGTAGTGAAGCCAGTATTTAGAGTGTCGGAAACTCCACCCCCTTCGTTTTCTACCTGGACTAACTTATGGCCTCCGTAAGCCATGTCTAAATGGTAGTTTCCTTTTTGGGCAGCCAAGCCCCCGTTCGAGTTAGGCAAATATGTTTTTACAGGGTTGCCTGTTATCTTGTTTAAGTAGTCAATTTTTGACTCTAAGTCTTTTAATGTTATTCTCATTTTGATTTGTAGTTTTAGTTATTGTTTTATCCAACCCAATTTAGGTATTTGAAAGTATGTTTCTAAAGTCGTGCCGTTAAGCGTTTTAACTTCCAGTAATTGCTTATTAAAAGGGTTTCTAACAAGCTTTAAGTTTTCGGCAATGTCGCTTCCGTAGTCGTCAATTAAGGCTTTTTTTATAGCGTGTTTATTTATAATATAATTATTCATTTTTACTTATGGTTTAATAGTTATTATTTAAGAGTTTAAAAACTCAAGAGAAGCCTTGCCAGTCACGGAAGGCTTCAATGAATCTTTAAGCAATCTTCTCAAAGACAATCTTCCATTTGTCAAAGCCTATGTTTTGAGTAAAAGATTCTTTAAAGCCGTTATTTTCAAACCAGTTCTTTTTTCTTTCGGCTTTCTGGATAGAATAAGGGTCGTTGTAGTCAAAGACTATGACATTTTTATTTTTATTATTTTTCATTTATTTTAGTTTTATTTATTGTTTTAATTAATTGTACTATTGAATTTAAAATTTCATAGTATTTTTTAGAGTTCTCTAAGTCTTCAGTTATAAGAAAGTCTTTTTCTTTACTGTTTAAATTTTTTCTTATTGTTTTATAAAGAACAAAGTCAATTTTTTCTATTTTGTCGTTTTTCATAGTTTATTGATTGAAATTCCGTCAATAGTTTCTTGCGACATTTCCCTTGCGTTTCTTCCGTCGAGATAAGCGTTTAAATGTCTTGTCGTAGTTCGTGAATAGTAACGGCTAGTTTTAAAGTAGCCGTGAGTGTCACGCCCTGCAACTGGCGTTTGATAAGAGAAGAATAATTCAATACCGTTTGGCAATTCAACTATAGTTTGATTATTTGCGAGTGTTTTTAATTTCATTTTGATTTGTTTTTTAATGATTAATATTTATTTTAAGAAAGTTTTTTATTCCAGTAGTCACTTAAAGACATTGCAAGCGAAAGTTCGCAAGGTTGCATTTTGTCTTTATGCTTTGTTATAAATTCGTCTAAGGGAATTGCATCGTCAAATCTCATATTATTTGATAAGCAAAACGATTCTTGAAAACGGCTTATAGTGTCGCAAGCAAATGAGTGTTCTTTTAAATAAATTTTTCTATCAATTTCCTGCAATGCTTTTAAAAGCGAATCAATCAATAGTTGTTCAGTAGTTAGAATAAAGTCTTTGCCGTCTCTATCGTATGAATAAAGGCTTATATTTTCGCCTTCAATTTGCCACGAATAACTGGCAAACTCTTCCTTGTCCCAATCAGTAAATTTTGCGTTAGGAATAAAAATTGATATTATTAAGCCTTTATACCCTATGTCTATTCGGTGGTTTAAGTCGTTGCCGTAGCAAGCATTATCGGCTTCTAAACCATAGTTTAAAAGGTTTTTCGCAAGTGAATAAGCCA